AGTACGGTTGGATATATTCGGAGGAAAAATAAAATGTATTACACGAGAGAAGAACTCGAAAACGGCGTGACCGTTCTTGATAAGTCCAACGATGAGGCTAGATACAAGGTGGACGATTCAAAAAAAGCAGATAAGCCAAAAAATGGAAAAAGCAAGCAGTCCTAATGGTCAAGTACCTTCAGGGGGCGTAAAACGATATGAACAATCAAGACGCAATAAAGAGATTCAGACAAAGACGGTCTGCTAGACTTGGCTTTGAAACAATCAAACATTATGACAGCGTAAAAGAATACCGGAAGCGCAGAGCAGAACGCCTTGCCGCTAGGATGGACGCGGACGGGGATGACGACAGCGCACCGGCACCGAAAAAAGGCGGCGGTGGCCACGGTAACACCAAATTGCCTTTTGGACTGTGCCAACGTGAAGGAATCGATATTCAGCCCGGTTGGACGCCACAGGACGCGTGGAAAGCACTTGAGGGAAAAGGCTATTCCGCCGGTGAAGCATATAAGGAACTGAAAGAGACGGGCAAGGTATCCAAGAAAGAAGGAGTGTCACAGAAAGGCGGATCGGATAAGAGCGCACAAAAGGCCACAACCGGAAAGAAAGACTACTCTGCTATGGACTATGATTCTCTTGCCAAAGAGTACGAGGACCACAATCGCAGATACAGAGAGGCTGAAGACAAGTATAAAAACAAAGGGAAAAACATCAAGACTATAAAATCTATGGTAGACCGGATCAAGAGCATGAAAGAGCGGGGAGACTATCACGGGGAAACATACGAAGAGCTTGAAAAGGGCGTAAGCATTGACCCGACAGACCTTGATGGAGAAGGATTTACTAAGTACTATAATCAGCACTTTGCGAAAAAGGCTATGGATATGTTCGGACGTGACGTGTTTTCAAAAAGCGACGCTGAAATTGAACGGATGGCGGCGACGCAGGTTGAAGAGATTGAAAACATAGGCTTTGGTGAATTGAATGAAGAGCGCGTGGCGATTCAGGAGGCAATGTCCAAAAAGGCGAAAGAAAAGTATCCGAATATATCCGATTGCGATTCGCCTATTGCACTTGAGGCGAGAATGCGTGGAGACGACTATTTTGTCGCCGGACATCTTACGTCCGTGACAATGAGCTATGATACGTTGGACCCGAAAACAGTTGGCGGAATCGGAAAAGCTATGGACGGCATCAAAGCCATGTTTCCAGAACTGAGCGGCAAGCTCCAGCCGTTCCTTGTGAATGACTCACCGGCGGAAAACGCATATGCCCATTGTGAGCTGAGCTCGTGGAGCGATGCACAGGTTGTCTTGAGCAGAAACAAATTCAAAAACGGCGCGGCTATGCAAGAAACTTTGAAGAACGACGTAAAGAACGGATTTCATCCGAGAGGGACTGCGAGCTTCGAAGCGGTTGTCACGCATGAGTACGGCCACGCAATAGACGACTACCTGACAAAAACATACAAGGAAGAGCTTAAAGAAAAGCGGTTCTGCGAGTATGTTCTGGACAGGCTGAGAGAGAGCCACCCAAGGGAAGACGTGACCGGCATTATGCGAAAGGTGAGCGCGTATGCTGTGAACAATAAGTCGCCGCACGGAATGGAATTCTTAGCGGAGGCACTTTCAGAGTATTGTTGTGCGAAAAAGCCGAGACCTATTGCAATGGAAGTTGGAGAGATCATGAAAGAGTTCATTCAGAATCCGAAGAGTGCTCTTGAGCCGAGAAAGCCGAAAACATCCGATTGGGGATGGGCACCGCCCGATGACGACGATGAAGAGGTCCCGCTGTTCTAATACACGAAATAGAAAAAGTGGCTGGTCTACGGATCAGCCTCTTTTTGACGTTATACAGGGAGGAATGTGCAATGGATAGCCTTGCGGTTGCTCTGTATAAGCAACGCCGTGAAGAGCGGCTTGCCGCTAGGGGAATCAAAATAAAGAAAAAGCAATACCGGAAGACAAAAGATCTGAAGCGCCTGAATAAGCCGGACGTTGTAAAGGCCTTCCGAAAGGACGCGGACGGCGACGCGGATGATCAGCAGAACGAAAGCGAAAGCACCGGCGGTGGACACGGCAACACAAAGCTCCCGTTCGGCCTCTGCAAGAAATACGGAATCGAGATAGGTGAAAGTTGGACACCGCGTGATGCATGGGATGCTCTGGCCGGTAAAGGAATCACACCGGGTGAGATCTACAAGAAGCTTAAATCCGGAGAAGAACTTGGCCCGGATCTGCCGGAGCCGCCGAAAAAAGATCCGGTCAAGACAATTGACAGTGAGGACGGCAAAACTTTCTACACAGATTTGCACGTAATGAGAGGTTGGTCGAGCCGTGGTTCGACACCGTATAGACTTGTTGGTACACCGGAGTGGTATGAGAGCGTACCGGAAGACGACAGGTATGGATATCGCTCAAGCTATCTGGGCAGATTCGCGACGATGACAGATATGTATCTGTACCTGAAGAAAAAAGGCGTCGAAGAGTTCACGGACCCGGATACAGGCGAGATTGTGAATCCGGTCGAGATGGAATTGCCGCACGTCGCATACACGGACGGCGAGCGCGGATACAGTGCTATCACGCTTGGCATGAGGGGCGAGCGCTATGTTCTGACCGGCACTGACTTTGAAGGAAAGAAGAAAGCTATAGATGACTTCTCTACGTTGGACGGCGCGAAGTACTGGCTTGATTCGCGTGGAGTAAGCACCGATGACGTCAAAATGTCACCGGCACTGAAGAAACGTGAGGCAGAGCGCACGGAGTGGCTGACTTCCGACAAGAAGAAATACATCGAGATTGACGGTACGAAGTACGGAGACCTTCATGTTACGAAGGACAAGTACGGAAGCGACCTGATTCTTCACGGCTCTAGCGAGGGCGGTGTAGCAACGGACCATCGTTTCAGCTCTGAGGCAGACCTTATGAGGTTCCTGAAGGACTCCGGGGTTGAAGACGTTCGAATGCCGGACCGGAAGCACAAGAATCCGATGGAAGAGGATGTGCCTGATGCGGTTGCAACACTTGACGGAAGATACTATCAAAGCTTTAGATTTGGATTGTCGCCGAGTGGCCGACTGACATTCTATGGCACGGGCCTTGACGGAATTGAGTACAGAATCGAGGGGCTAAACCCGTATTCATCCGAAACGACGTCCGCGTTCATGGAAAGAACTATGCAAAAAACCGGCTTGGACAAGGACAAGATCCCGGTGGACGACGACGCGAAAGAGCTCATAGAGAGAAAGCGCAAAGAAGAGGAAGAGGTAGACCGACGCCGCAGAGAATTTCCCGATAAGGCGGTACCGGTTTGCGGCGGAATGTATATGGATCTGCGTGCCGAGCGGGTTGGCGACACCTATCGGCTGATTGGGTACGACGAGTACGGAAGAGAACAGCGAATTGCCGGATATAGGGATATGGCCTCTTTAGCTACGGATTGCGTTGACCGATTTGGACTGAATCCTGACGAAGTTTTCCGGAGCGCAGAGCTCAAAGACGAGTATACCAAAGTCAAAGAAAGGCTTGCTGACTTTGACGCACGAGCGATTACGCTTGGATCGTACAAGTACGTTGACGTTGGTGTTGAAAAAGAGGGCGACGAGTACAGGCTTGTCGGATATGACAGCGGCGGACACCGGCGGAGACTTACATCAAGTTACGGAGATTTTGAGGACGTAAAAGAAGACGCGGAGCGCCGATATGGGATCGGCGACAGCTTTGACCAGTACGTGCAAGATCCGGAAGTGAAGAAAGAATACGAAGCGCACAAAACCCGTATGGCCGAATTCGAGTCAAAGGCGATTGATGTTGAAGGAGACAGGTACATCGATGTACAGGTCGAGCCGTATCCGTATGATAGCAGTGAGTTTATCATAACCGGCTACGATAAGAAGGGCAGAAAATGCACGCCGATTTATGGCTCTAGCGACATGTACGACACGGTCAAGAAGCTTGAGAAGGCCGGTCTGAATCCAGAAGACATGATGAAGTCCCCGGAGATCAAGCAAGCATACGCGGAGTACAAGAAGGCCATAGAAAAGTTTGAGTCCGAGTCCATACCGTTCGACGGCGAAAGATACACAGACATGATGCTGAGCTACGACGGCTCTGACTACTACGTTTTGGGTACGGACGTCAAGGGAAAGAGGAGAAGAATCAAGGAATGCACTACAGCGGCAGAAATTGAACGGTTCATTGCTGATGATCCGGACCATGCATTCACGTTCGAGTCGATTCCAAAAGGGGAAGAGATGAAGGAACGCATGGAAGTGATCAAGAAAGTTAAGTCCGCTATAGACTCTGGCGAGTATAAAGACATGGGCGTTGACGGTTCCGCGTTCAAGAGCATTCATGCTGATAAGATCGGCGACAAGTGGTCCATCAAGGGCGTTGATATCGACGGACAGGAAAAGCAAATTGCAGAAGCAAGCGACTGGGACGACGCGATTGACATGATGGAAAGGCACGGAGTCACCGACTACAAGATGCTGACCAAGGACAGAACGTACAGCCGCCCGACTGACGGTATGCGGCACGTTGTCCTGATGCGAAGCACAGACGGCAGTTTCCGCGTCTATGCGGACAGCGACTCCAAGGGAACACACGCGGAAGTCTATGCTACGAGTTCCGAGGGCGACGCCCGGAAATGGCTTGAAGACAACAATGTAAGTACCGCCGGTGTACGCACGCGTGGAATGAATCCGAATGACGATGTTCCGAGAACGCACACGCAGAGCTCCCTTGCCAAGTTCGACACCTACCGAATGGAAAAGATCGAAAACAGTTTCGTTGACCGGATGACGGACGACGAAAAGAAAGAAACGGTTGACATGCTGACCGAGATCTTTTCCGTGGGCTCTTATCGTGTCGCAAGAAGTACGAGTAGCTTTGGCGGTATCATAGAGAATGGATACAAGAGCCAGATTGAGACCGGTACGGGCGGCGCTGGAGCATTCAAGGGGAAGGAAGGACGTAAAGCGGCCTCTAACAAGTTCTACGGCCACGGAGGTCTTCCCGATACAGAGTACGAGAAATGCGGCTATATCGGATATGCGGATGAGGCGGAAGACTGGGACAATCCCGGACACCCGTTCTACGGCGGAAGCAGTCCGATGACCTACACGCTGAGGAAAGAGACGTTGAAGGACAGGACGACATACACATACGGCGATTCCTTGAATACCAGATACAATATGACAAGCGCGGGCTATGCCGGGGACAAGCCGACAATCGAGGGCGTTACTTCACTGGACAGTCTGAGCGATATGAGAAGCATTCTTCAGGTTTGGCGCAAATACAAGAGCGGTCAAATCAACTTTTCTACCATGTTCAACGACATCCGCCGGTATGCAGACAACCGCTACATAGAATTGCAGTTCCACGGCCCAGTTACGGTGAAAGATATTGAGAAGATATCATTTGAGGACGAAGACGATCTGAAGCAAGCTTTCAATCACATGAAGCCGGAACGCCGCAAGCGTGTTGTCAAGGCGCTTATGGAAAATAACGTCGGCATTCTGTACCGCAAAAACAGTCGGAGTGAATTTATCGACGGCTGGGATTGGGTTCGTCAGAACTATCCGGAAGCGTTCGCAACCGAGGCCTGATTGTCAACAGAAACGTTGACAATGTACTAGAATTAGTGTATAATAGAAATGGCAAAGGAGGGGAACGCAATGAAGGTAATCGGCAAGATTGACGGGCTTCCGCTGTTCGAAGTGGATCGCGGCAAGTATATTGCTGTCAATCTCAAAAAAGGAAAATGCCATACCATGTGGAGCTGGTACGCGAACATGGGAAAGTGGGCGGACGACTTTGAGAAGTGCAGTGACATCCCGGATGAACTGGAGTGCCTGAATCTGATTGAACAGGACAAGGAAGATATCGTCGAGGTCTTCAGCAAGTACGAGAAGGATATCAACAGCGAAGATGGACAGCAGATGCTAGATGATCAGGAAGAATTCTACAACTGGTTAGACGAAGACCGTGAGTACAACTGGTTTGACGGCTACACCGATGAAGAAGAGGACGACTGATTCTTCTTTTTGTGCAGACAGTGATACAAAGCATTTATAAATGCTATACTGTTTACAGTTTGTTAACCAAAGTGTCACTAGCATATGTTAGAATTGCTATGCTGGGAATAATATAAGTAGGACTATATCTATGACCAGAAGCAAAAAGTAATACGACCCGGTAACGTTTTCGTTGCCGGGTTTTTCTTATTTCTATGGAAGGGGGAGTTTGAACTTGGCAAAGTCCGAAAAGGCAAAAGTTAACATGGATTATGCTGACAACTCCGCCAATTTTCTTGAGTCCTATACGGGCGTCAAGGCAGTTCGGCCCTTCCAAGGTAGCAAGGCCTACAGAGGCGACGGCGGCTATCAGAACATGCTGACAAAGTACGGCACGCAGAGAGATGCGAGCGAGTACTATCAGTTCGTTTCCGATGCTGATGTAACGGACATGGAGCTTGCGACGTTCTATGAGCAGAACGGTTTGTTTGCCCGCGTCATTGATGCACCGGCTGAAGAGGCTGTAAAGCATGGGTTTGAACTGCTGGATCTGGAAGACGACACAATTCAGGCGTTCATTGATGAGTGTCTGGATGAGCTTGACTGGGAAGAGACGGCGATGCAATGCCTTAAATGGGCGCGTCTGTTTGCCGGATCTATCGCGGTGATGCTGATTAACGATGGACGAAGTCTGGATGAGCCGGTCAACTGGGACAAGATTAAGTCTATCGACGACATCCGCATATTCGACCGTTCGGAAGTTTCTCCGGACTATGCGAGTATGTACAAGTACGATAACCGTGCGGATCAGGACCCGTTCAAAACGCGTGGAAGCCGTCTGGGATATCCGGAATGGTTTCACGTGTCGAGCAGAAACGGCGTATTCACAGTCCATGAGACGCGTTGCCTGATTTTCCGTAACGGCGTACTTCCCGAGAACACGGTTACTTCTGAATATCAGTTCTGGGGCATTCCTGAATACGTGAGAATCCACAGAGCGATCCGCGACGTTGAAGTTGCACACGGTATGGCACCGAAGATGCTGGACCGGTCCGTGCAAGCAATCTACAAGATGCAAAACCTTGCGCAGTTGCTTTCAACTGAGCAGGGCGAAGACGTCGTGCTGAAAAGGCTTCAGACAATCGACATGGCCAAGGGACTTATGAACAGCATGGTCCTTGACGCCAACGGTGAAGACTACGATTTTAAGTCGTTCTCCTACACCGGCGTGTCTGATGTTATCAATACCACTTGCAACTATCTGTCCGCGCTGACGAACATTCCACAGACGGTCCTGTTTGGACGTTCCCCGGCGGGCATGAACGCCACTGGCGCGTCTGACCTTGAGAACTACTACAACTATGTAGAGAGAATCCAGAAAAGGATGCTGAGGAGCAATCTGAGGTATCTGCTATCTGTTATTCTTCAGGCCGGTAAGCACACGGGTGAGATCAAAAAGGTTCCGAAGATCAAGGTCGAGTTCAATTCCCTCTGGTCTATGACTGAGAGCGAAAAGGTTGCGCTGGACCTGCAAAAGGCACAGGTTGAAAGTGCCAAGGCGCAGACTGCGGCGGCTTATGTGCAGATGCAAGCGATTGATCCGGGCGAGGTCCGGAAAAAACTTGCTGATGAAGGCGAGTTCGACGTTGAAACATTGCTTGATGACTACACGGACGAAGAGCTCGAAGAAAACGATCCGAAGAATCAACAGCAAGAAGGTGGCGGAGATCCGATGGCCGCAATGATGGGCGGCGGTGGTGGCGAAGGTGGCGGAGAAAATCCGCTTGCGGCCCTGATGGGCGGTGGTGGCGGTGGACAAGAAGCTCCGCAAGCTCCGCAAGCGCCACAGGCACCGAAAGCACCGGAAGCGCCGAAACAGCCCGCAAAGCACCAAGCCCCGAAAGCACCCGGTGATGAAGAGGCTCTGAAGAAAAATCTCCAAAAGAAAAAGAGCGGCAATTCTCCGGATGCGGCACCGGAAGCGACGAAGATCCCGAAAGACATGGACTTCTCTGATGAGGTGAATAAGGACTCCGAGGCTGAGATGTCTGAGGCTCCGGAAGAAGAGCCTGTTAAGAAGCCGATTGAGAAGCCGGTCGAGAAACACGATGAGCCAAAGCAAGTAAGCATATGGGAAACGCTGGAAGTCAAGACCGTTGAAGAGACAAAGCCGAGAGGCGGCGTCGGCGTTATCCTGATGAGAGGCAAAGACGAGATCCTGACGGCGACACGTATTGCCGGGGATGCCGGTGGCTATGGATTGATAGGCGGACCGGGCGGACACATCGAAGAGATGGAAACGCCTGAAGAGGCCGCGTATCGCGAGACTGAAGAGGAATTCGGTATCCGTCCGGTATCGCTGAAAGAGATTGACGTGATCAAAGACGCGGACAAAAACGTCGGAGAATCGCACATCTTCCTTGCGACGCAGTACTACGGCGAGCCGCAGTGCGACGACGTCGAGATGCGGGAACCTGTTTGGAGAGACATCGAGATGCTTCTGAATATGAAAGACCGGTTGTTCAAGCCGTTTGCTGACAGTCTGGATATCCTGATTCAGGAACTTTACCGTGAAGACTCCGCAACGGGCGAAAGCGTTATCATTTCCGCAGATGAGGCTTTGAAAGAAGACTAAAAGGATTGACACATCACCAATAGTGGTGTATAATACTGAATGGAGTGATGGAACATATGCAGAGTGAAGCCGCAGTACGGCGAATAGATGAAATTGCCACAATTGCGGATGAGCTTGGCGCGATTGTTCCAAAGCGGGGATGGACAAAGTATGCTTTGAAAATCCTCGCGAAGCTCAAAAACCTGTCTGCCGAGCTTGGCGAAGATCCGGAAGCAAGAATGGATGCCACGCTTGGAGATCTGGAATGGAAAGTCTCTGTGCCGGAATTTCACCCGGCGGATGATCTGACGGACGAAGAGAAGGCACAAGGTTATTATTTCCGTGAGGTTAACGGAAACGCAATCAAGTTCAATTCCGAGACCGGCGAGCCGATGGAAGGACAGCCGAAAGCGTTTGGCGTTGATGACCTGCAAAAGATGATCGACGATGCGAGAGCCGCAATTACAGCGAGACAGGAAGAGGCCCTGAAGCACGAGCGTAAGGGCTATATGGTTTCCGAGAATAAAGTAACGTTCGAAAACGCCGGTGAAGTCACCAAAGATACGCGTGGCCGTGACGTAACACATTTTAACCACAGCGAAGACGAGATGGAAATCACGAGCAACGTCAAGGTGGAAGATCCGTCCGGCGATTCTTTCGAGATTATCCCGGGGACAATCAAGCACTTGACGATTTTTGCGGCGAATAACGTCGGTCGTGGATTGGACGCCGCAAAAGGCTTGTCAGAACAGGTCGGCGGTTCTCCGGAATCATGGAAGCACTGCAAGGGAATTGGTAAGGTAGTTGGAATGGATGGCGTGGAAAGAGAAGCTGATATCCACTGGTTTGAAAGCGCTGAGTGCGGGCAACTAGAGTGGAAGATCAAGCAGTTTGCGGAGGACATGGATGAAAGTCAAGTATATTGGTGAGAAAAGCGACTGGCTAAAGCTTGTCAAGAACAAGGTCTATGATAGAGTCGGCGAGTCTCACGGATACTGGAGCGTAGTGGATGAGACCGGCGATGATTATTTGTACAGCCCGGACAACTTTGAGGTGCTGACCGACGAAGAGTACGAGGCGCTGATGAAGAAACCCGAGTACAGGCCGCACAAGTGCCCGATATGCGGGGAAACCGAGTTCACGATGAAAGATTCCGGCGAGCTCTGCAAGGTTTGCGGGTGGTTTGACTTTCCGGATTGGAATGGCGGAAAGACCGTGGAAGAGTACAAAGAACAGTACGAAGCTGAAAAGAACGAATAACATTAGCTGACCTGCCACGTGTAGGAACAGTTTTCGAAGACGTTTCGCTGAGGCGAGGCGCCTTCTGCTTTTATGAGAGAGGTGCGACAATGAGCGATGCCGTAGCTGAATACAGAAAGCGTCGGCAACGGCGACTTGATGCACGCTTTCGAAACGATGCCCCGGAAGAAGAGAGTAACGGAAACAGTGCCCCGGCACCGAAACGCGGCGGGCATGGTAACACAAAGCTTCCGTTCGGCTTGTGCAGACGATACGGAATTAACGTTGAAAGCGGATGGACGCCACGCGACGCGTGGGATGCGCTCGCTGAGAAAGGCGTAACACCGGCTTCCGAGTTTGCCAAGAGAAGCGGCGGCAGTTCGATGATTCGAACGAAGTCCGGCGCAACATACCAAAATTTGAAGGCGGATAAACAGCGCGACGGGAAGTACACGTTGCGCGGAGACTTTACGGACAGAACGCTGTCCGGCAAAGAGATCAAATACAGCAACGCGGCTTTTCACACATTTATCAATAAACAGGAAATGTTCGCTTGCCTACAGGAACACGGCATTACGAAGTTTACAGATCCCGATACGGGCGAGACAGTAAACCCGAAGACCATGAAGCTTCCCAAAACGGTTGCGAAGGTCGGCGAGACCCGGTATACGGATCTAGTCCTTGGATTCAGAACGAACAAGGACGGACACCCGCTGAGCCGAAAAGGATTCAGCATTACGGGAAAAGACTTCAACGGCAAGAAAACAGTCCTGAAGATATTCGATAAGATATCAGATGCGAAAGAGTACGCGAAGGAGATCGGATGCAAAGAATCCGACTTGCGGACTACAGCTGACCTGAAGAAGTACGCGACGCCAAAGGTCGGCTGACAATCAGAGAGGGGTACAGGATGGACGAAAGACCCGAAAGGGGTATGAATGTACTCCGTAAAAGAAGACGGCTGAGAAGGCCGGAACATGGCGAGGTAACGCCAAGGCGCAGACCGGTTTATCCGATATCCGCCGAGCGCGAGTGCATGCGCGGGAGCCTTGCCTATGCGAACATGGTTATTCAGGCCACACAGCCGGTTATAAACCGGATCATGCGTGGCTATGAAGATCCGGAGACATACCGACAGGATGCCGCCGGTGATTTTATTACGTCGATGCGCGGAATGCGTATGGCGGTGGCCGAACGGCTGAGTAAGAAGACCGGCGCGATGGCGGCGCTTGAGAAGCAATACTCCAAAAGCGGTCACATGGCAAAGAATCATTCGATCAAAGACTGGAATGATCAGGTGAAAGACGCTCTGGGCTTTGAAGTGAACACCGGGTATTATGAAGACAACATGGAAAACATGATACAGCAGTGGATTCACGAGAATGTAAGCAAAATCCAGTCCATACCGAACGAATACTTGGCCGAGGTTGAATCAATTATCCGGTGGGGATATGAAACACGTCAACCGAAAGTCAACGTCTACAGACGCTTAGAAAAGCTTATAGGGCTTACACAGGAAAAGGCAAAGATGATAGCCCGTGACCAGTTGGGGACGCTGAATGCGCAGATGACCCGGTTCGAGCACGAGAGCGCTGGCGTGGGGAAGTACAAGTGGATCACCAAAAGAGACAGTCGCGTGCGTGATTGCCACAGAGCATTACACGGAACTGTCCACAAGTGGGACGAGCCTCCCGCAATGTGGTACATGACAAAATCACGTGGGATTGTCTACACAGGGAGATTCTGCAACCCGGGCGAAGATTTCGGCTGTCGCTGTACTGCTTCACCGGTATTCGATATAGACATTGCAAAGAAGTACCTTTCAAATAAGTTCAAGCCGCTGTGATGTGTTGACAAATCACAAATATTAGTGTATAATAAGGATGGTCGGTGAGATGGATAATTCCGTGAACAGATACCAGCGGAGAAGAGCCGCAAGGCTTGCCGCTAGGAAAACAAAGAGATTCGATTGTGTGGATGCTTACCGGCAACGCAGAGACCAACGGCTTCAGGCGCGTTTCGACGCGAGTGCCCGCCTTGCCTATGGAATTGCAAAGAGCATGGGCATCAAGACAGAAGGCATGGAGCCGAAAGAGGTCTGGGAAGCAATCAAGAAGAAAGATCCCGGTGCCGCGAAAGCCGCGATGAGTGGCTTTGGGAACAGAAGCCCGAAAGGTAGCGTTACCGGCAAGAAGGGCGAAAGAACGCTCCAGACTTCACGGGCAAAGTTCCAAGGTAATTGGACACCGCCCAAAGTAAAGGGGATGGACGCCGCGACAACGAACAGGATTCTTAGCGGATGCGACAAGGTCGGCGGCGGTCACTATTCCAAGGCCACAAGAACGGCGAAGGAAAAGCCGATGCTGAGAACGTTCACTACTCACGGCATGGATCACATCCAGCAAGTTGTCGAGAAGACGAATCAAGCGGCTGACGTGATTGAACAGCTTCAGGGTAATCACCGTTTCCAAGGTGCCAAGATGGACAGAAAGCTGATGCTTGTTTCGGCATGGTTTCATGACACCGGCATGGACGGCGGCGACATAGACTGGAGCAAAGACAACGGCGACGGAATTCGCGGCAATCACGGAATGAACTCTGCAATGCACATACTTGAGCATTCGAGCGAGATCGAGCAGATGGGCGTTAACCCGAGCCAAGCCGCGTTTATTGCATTTGCGCACACAAAGAGCAAATCCGGCGTAAACGACCTGATGAGCCCTGAAGACTGGACAAAGGGGCTTGACAAGATCGAACAGGCTGTTAACGAATACAACGAACGCAACCCCGGCAAAAAGATCAAGTTTGACCGTAACTCCATTTTCGGTGGTGAGCCGAATGAGGAAAATATCCGGCATATGGCGTCACAGGTTGCGGCTGTTCGTCTTGGTGATGCGAACAGAGAAGCAAATATTCCGCTCAGATCTCAGACAGGCGGAAAGTATGATATCGACAGCATGGCCAGCCCCGATCAGTGCAAGTCTTGGAAAGACGAAATCAACAACTCCAAGATCAGCATCAAAGACGAGAACGGCACGCATGATCTTGACGATGACAACGACAAGTTCCTTGGTGAGATTGAGAAGGACAGCAGAAACTTCTCGAAGCGTGTTGTCCTTGGCGAGCGAAACATGGTTAAGGTCGATACGGTGTACGACAAGGATAGCAACAGCCTTGCACTTAGCGTTAGTCTCCGTGGCGGAAACGACGTTCCGCATTGCACGGTTGAAGCACTGCTTGAGAGATGCGGCGAGCTGAATACAATCAACGGCATTCCGAGAAGCATGAGCATCACGATGACCGGCGTTAAGAGCGCGAAAGACATTCATCCGAATGCGATGGGAGCATACGAGGAAATGTGGAAGAAAATCGTCGATATGACTCCTGACAAGAAGACCGGGCTTCCGAAATACGGCGGCATTGACGCTATTACATTGGTTTGCGAGGATGGTAGCAAGGTAGAGTTTAAGAGAGAGCCAAACGGTGGAAATAACCGTGGCGGGAACAACAGAGGAGGGAACAACAGATGAAGCTGATGGAAAAGACGGTCATTGGAAGCCGAATCAATCTTCAGTGGAAGATGGAAGAGGTTAAGACGGAAAAAGCGTGCCTGAAGGTTGCGCTTGCAACGTGCAAGCTTGGAGAGCTTGTCCGCGTCGAGTGTCGTGGGTACGAGGACATGGACGAGCATGAGAATCATGCAACGTTCGAAACGCAGAAAGAATTCGCGGAGAATCTGGACAAGATTCGCAAGATTGACGCGGATCGCATTGAGGTTTACCTGAATGTTGATGGCGCAACGGTGTCCGCTGTCTTTGGACCGTGTAGCGACGACGAGAACGGAAACTGGGTGACCGTTTTCGGAAAAGAGGACGCGGCAAAGAAACTGTCTTCCGAAATCAAAAAGTTGATCGGCTAAGCGATCTTTTTGGAGGTAAAAAAGAAATGATTGGTCCGGCACCCGAATTCACAAACAGCAAGTACTTTGAATCGAAGCCCGAGTGGCACATGCTTCCCGGCGCTTCCGCAAAGGAAAAGAAAGATCTCGAAGAGTTCATGAACGGCGGGGATTATCCGAAGCTCTGGAAGGGCAGAAACCCGCAGATGAAGAAGCCGTACTACACATGGTCCGGCAAAGTTGTGGACAAGGGATAAAACAACAAAATGAATCGAAAAGCGTTGCCTGAAATACGGCAACGCTTTTTCTATTGGCATTTTTGGGCGGTGATTGATTGCGCAACGTCGAATACATCACAGCAGAGCTTAGCCTGTTGTGCAAAGAGTATAAGGATGTAGCGAGCGACGCCGCGAACAAGGGCAAAGCGGAACGGCTGGTAGAAGAGATCCGAAAGCTTGTCGAAGAGCTTGCGGAAGCAAATACCGGATCGTTCAACATGGACAGCGTGTTTTTTGCCGGTGAGCTTGATCATCACGGGAAAGAATACGAGGTCGAATATCCGGGAGACCGGCATGAAGATGCCGACGAAGAACCGGAAAACAGCGGTGGCGCCAAGAAAGGTGGCCACGGCAACACGAGACTTCCTTATGGCTTGTGCGAGAAATACGGCATTGAAGTCCAGAAGGGCTGGACGCCGAAGGACGCATGGGCGGCGCTTGCCGGAAAAGGTGTAAGCGCTTCAGAGGAATACAAGAAACTGAAAGAGCGTGGTACGACTGGACCGACCGGAACAAAGAAAGTCGTGAGTCCGGAACGCCACATGGCGGCAAAGAAAGCTTGCGAGGACAAGCAAGCCGAGATGACCGCAAAGAGAAAAGAGCTTAACAGGAAAATCAATGATGCGGTAAGCCGTACAATCGATTTGCGTTACGGCGCGTTAAGCACTGCAAAGAATAATCTGCTTATCGCAGAGCAAGAGGCAACGAAGGCCAAAAAGAGAAAAGACGCGATTGCCGGTCGAACGAAGGAACAGATCGAAGCCGACATGAACGAATACCATCGGAGAGCCCAAGAAGCCCAAGAGCTGAATGATAAGTTCTACGAAAGACCGTCACGTCATTCGCCTGAGCGTGCCGAGTGGGACGCTTGGTGTGAGGCGCACGGTGGACGTCAGGCTATACTTGACCGGATAAACCATGATCTCATGGACAAAGACGGTGCGCGGGAATTGTTCGACCGCGATGAAGCTCTTTTCAACAGGGAATACGACAAATACGGTCCGGACGGTGGCCTGAAGGCCGCACGAAAGAAAGTCCGTGACCTTAAAAAGGAATGCGAAGGCTACGAGCAAGAGCTTTCCAAAATAGAAGCCGAACAAGAGGAATATGTACGTCAACGGGAAGAAATAGTACACGCGTCTGATGGCGCACGGAAAGAGTACTACGATGCTGTGAAGGAACGTTTCCCGTCGATGGACGATTGCCAAACATCCGCAGATGTTGCGGAGAGGTTGACGGCTGAAGGATACTTCACCGGCGACGATGTCATGTGCAAATTCAGCAATACGGTCCCGAAAGAGGTCGCGCTGACACAGGCAAAGGCGCTGTCTGATTATATGGACAAGGTTCCTTTTATGAAGGGGCATTGCCACAGGCTTTCTATCAGAAGCACCAAAGGTGATATTTTCGGCGGCGAGGATTATTCCAACGTTTACGGATACTCCGATAGAAACGAAGTCGTGTTAAACGAAAAGCATTTCGGAAATTCGGAAGAACTGAAGAAAAGCTATCAGCACGACGTTGATGAGGGGTTCCATCCGCCCGGAACAACTCCGGAAAGCATCATACATCACGAGTATTCGCATCAGATGGACGACTACATGACCGAGGCGCTCCATTTGCGCAGTGGAAAATTCTCCACGATGGCAATGCACGAGGTGTGTTCGAAGCTTGGCATGACTAGAGAAGAGTGCAAAGCCGCCGTTTCCGAGTATTCTGTTAAAAACAGAAGCGAAGGGGACGTCGAGTGGTTTGCCGAGGCTATGAGCGAGTACACGTCGAGCCCAAATCCGAGGCCGGTTGCGGTTGCGGTAGGCGAATACGTGATGGAATGTGCCAAGAAGTTGCAGAGCGAACGTCACGATGCCGCCGACGATGACGAAGAGGGCAGATGGGTTACCACAGAGAATAACCACAAAGTCCACATCAATGAAGAGGGCGTCCCCGACAAGGGCAATCCGCATGTCCTTGAAGTAATGGAAGATAAGAAGGAGAAAAAGCCAAAGACGTCGGCCAAGGATGATTACGAGGGCAGAATTAAAAACATAGTTAATTCGTCCGACGACTATGACGCCAAGTGCGAAAAGATGGAAAAGGTCCTTATGGATCTCCCAGTAGGATCTAGGCTTGATTTTCCGGATAGTTGGAACGAGACCGATTTCAAGAGCTACGCGGTCCACGAAGGAAAGGGCGTCTGGAGATACCACTACGGGCGAAAGAAAGACGAATCATATACGATGCCAAGAAGCGAGCTGGCCGGGTATATGATGGAAGACATGGATGAAGAAAGGCCGGGGCTGTCGAAGGTCGGAAAAGGCCTCAAGTCGGCGGTAACATTCAAAACCAAAACAGACACGACAAAAGTTCTGAATGAGTTCCTGAAGTTGGAAGACACGGAAGACTACTGGAAAGCAATGTCCCGTGGATTGTCCGCGCAAGACGACAGAGAACAATTCAGGATGTTTGCTAAATACATGCACGGGGTCGGATACGGCTCCGATGGGCATGACGCGTTCAACTCTTATGTCTACCACGGCGACGGCCTGATAAACGGAATGCTCCGAGGGCTGATACCAAAGACCATGAAACAGCAGAAAGAGTGGATAGAGAACGCGGAACAGACAAGAGAGCATATCAACAAGATGACCGAGAAGATTGATGAGAACCCGCTTAGAGAGTCTGCAATGGTTTACCGTGGAATCAGAACGAAGAGCGGGCTTGTTAAAACGCTTGGCCTGAGCCTGAAAAACGGGGTTGATATAGAAACTCTATTTGACAATCCGGACTTTCTTGGAAGCCTTATCGGACACACGTTTTCAGATCCGGGATTTACATCGACGAGTATTGACAGAGAAGTACCGGCACGAGGCGGATTCGACGCAACGTGCTCTATGGAGATCTACTGTCCAGCTGGAACAAAGGGAACGTATTTCGGCGATGCCCTGAAGCTTACGGATGAATACGAGTTCCTGTTGCAAAGGGGAACACAGTTCGTCATTACGGACGCTGATTACGGGTACACGTCTTCCGGAAAGAAGCGGCTAAAGCTCAAAGTGGCTATCGTCTGCCAAGAGCCGCAAGAGATCCCAGATCCCAAAAGGCGGTATGATCCTAGCGAAAGAATGACTTCTGCAAGGAACAGCGGCGAAACGATTCAAAAGCAAGAGCTCAAGAAAATGTACAGCAAGCTGAGCGACGGGGCACTGGACGACATTGTGAAAATGCACGATATGCCGCGCTCCGGTGATTTGATCATGGACGTTGACGATATTCTGACGGAAGAAATGTTCGTTGGAAATATCACCCCGGAAGAGGCAGGTGAGCTTGCCTCGTACACGTCACGCGTGGGCGTGCACGAAAAGATCGACGACTATGTCAGTTGGAACGGACGGCAGTTAGAAGATTGGGAAAAGCCAACACAGGAAACAATCGATTCCGTTGCTATGGAGTATCCTGATTTGCCGGAAAGAATCCGGGAAAGAATCGCCGTACACAAGGAATCCGCCGAAAAGCTCAGGAAAGCCGCTCAAAAGGACATTGAACTGCACGGAGAGGACACGATAACAAGCGGTAAGCTCAAGCGGGCAGAAGAGGCTGAAAGATGCATTGAATACTTGCTTAGAGCATACAACAGGTCAAAGGGAAAGGCTAAACGATGAGTGTTAACAATTCTGATATTGTAAACAAATATTCCAGACCGTTGCCGTGCCGGACGTGCAAACACGTTCTTGATCCTATTGGTGAGTTCCGAAGAGATGAGTCTGTGATTTGCAAAAAGTACGACAGCATTGAGAACCGGAAGCCATACGGCGTCCTGTTCTGCAATCAAAAGTGCGAGCTATACGAAAAAGCTCAATGATATATTAACGCGGCGGGTTTTCTCGCCGTGTTTTTATATATTCTTATTTGCTTGGTGGCAATGCCGCTAGGCAGAAAGGAGAGACGATGTGATGCATCTTAAAAGTGTTATACGCTTCGACAGCATGCCCATGCCGAGAGCGTATTTTACACCAGAAGGTTTCTTGCGGGACCGTCCTATTCTGACGTCTTGCGGAATCTTCGAATATACCAACCCTGACGGTAGCGTCAGGAGGGAGCTTAGGCTTCCTGAGGATGTTTTTTCTCCTGAAAGCCTCAGAAGCTATAAGGGAGCGCCGGTTGTGCTTACACACGAAGCTGGTCTTATTGATAAGAACAACGTCGCGGAGAATCAGATCGGCACTGTCCTTAGCGAAGGGGAGCGAAGTGGCGATGACGTCAAAGCCGAGATCATCATCCATGACACGGACGCAATGCGGTCTGCGGGCCTCAAAGAGCTAAGTCTTGGATACAACCTCGATTTGGATGAAACGCCCGGTGTCTGGAACGGTCAACGCTATGACGCGATTCAGAGGAACATCCGAATCAATCATCTGGCCCTCGTCCGCGAGGCGAGAGCAGGAGAACAGGCACGGCTTAACCTAGATGGCCGTGACCAAGTAAGTTTGCTCAAAGGAGGAAAAAGAATGAGCAAGAAAATCAAGCGCGTTCCTCACGCTGATGCCGTTCTTACTGATGAAGAGCTGGACAAGGCGCTTGAGGAGTACGACAAGAAGTACGGCAACAACACCAACACGGCCCCGGATGCTCAGGTGGACGCTGAAGACGAAGAAGTCGTCGAAGAAGAGCCCGTCGTTGAAGAGCAACCCGCCCCGTCCGATGACGTGGAAGAGCAGGTCGAGAACGTCAAGGCCCGCCGCGATAAACGCGACGAAGAGGGAGATCCCGAAGACGTTGATGCCGCAATGGGCATGATTGCGCATCAGGACGAGGATATCCAGACCCTTCTCGATATCATCGACACGCTCCGCGCACGCCTTGATCTTGGCGCTGAGAAGACCGACGCCGAGGACGAAGAGGTTGTGGAAGAGGAAGAGCCCGCCGAAGAGGAAGAGGTACAGGAAGACGAAGTTGACGACCTTGAGACCCTGAAGGGGAAGGAAAATGAGGACGCCGACGACGAGGAAGAGCCTGTCGATGAAGAGCTTCCCGAAGACGAGGACGGCGAGGACGAAGAGCTTCCCGAAGATGAGGAAGAGTTCGCCGAAGACGCCGACGACGAGGAAGAGGCACCCGAGGACGAAGAGGAAGATGACTTCCTTACCGATGGCGCAGACTGCGAAGAGATGCCCAATAAGCGCATGGACTCCGTTGATCGTCTGGTCAACATGAAGATCGCTCTGGGCGAGCTTGGTGACAGAGTCGGCATTCGCGGCCTTGCCCGCAAGCCGGTCCGTCAGGCCAAGATCGAAATCATCCGCGCCGTGAGACCGAACGCCCGCATGGACGGCAAGAGTGACGTCTACATCAACGAAGCGTTCAAGGTTGCCCGCGATACCATTAAGGCACGTAGCCGCAAGACCGTTGCGGATCAGAAGAAGCAGATGTATAACCGCAAGCCCGCGACCAATATGGACGCTTCCGACAAGGGTTCCGCTATGGCGGCTCGTGACCGCATGATTGCGAAATACGCGAATCGCAATAAGTAATTTAACAGGAGGATCATAAAAATGAGTGCACAGACTGTTTACAAATTTTCTACTCCGATTGCTCAGCCCGGTGGAATTTACGACCTTGCCCCCTACGCGGTCGATTCTTTCCAGAATGAGGCTGACAACGGCAAACTGAAGTTCGGCATGGGCGTTGTGCAGGGCACCAAACCCGGCCAGCAGATCAAAGTTCCCGCGTCCGGCGCTACCGCCGCCACTTTCGAAGGCATTGTTACCAACCGCCGCACTTCCGAGAACGCTATGTTCGGCGGAGTGGAGCTGTTCAAGAACATCACCGTCGGTGTTATGCGTTATGGCCGCATCTGGGGCCTGCTTGCCGCAAACGAGACTCCGGCTTACGGTGATCCCGTGTATCTGGTCGTCTCCGGCGATGACGCTGGTTGCTTTGCAAAGACCAGCACCGACAACGTTGCTGTCAAAGGCCGCTTCCTGAGCGGTGCTGAGGACGGCATTGCTCTGATTGAGCTCTTCAACGAAGCTCAGTAATCCGAGTGAGAGAAATAGGAGGATTATCGACTATGAAACAGAATAAGTACTACGACAAGACCGAGGCTTATGCTATCAAGCGCTCCGCAATCCCCGCCGCCCTGATGCAGATCAAGGGTCTTGCCCGTTTTGACAGCAAAGATGCCGCCGCCGTCTTCTTCGCCCGCGAGCTTGACTACATCAAGAGTCAGGCTTACGAAGTGGAGTACCCCGACCTGATGGCTTTCAACCTGTTCCCGATTGATACCGAGGCAGATCCCGGCGCCGAGAGCATCACCTACTATGTGTACGACAAGGAAGGTCAGGCCAAGGTTATCGACAACTACAGCACTGACCTGCCTCGTGCCGATGCCAACGGCAAGCCCAGCACCGCGTTTGTGAAGTCCATTGGTGTGTCCTATGGCTACAGCGCTCAGGAAATGCGTGCTTCCCGTATGGCCGACAAGCACCTCGATGCCCGCAAGGCCGACAGTGCTCACTACCAGATCGATGCGGCTATCAACCGCATTGCATGGGCTGGCGACGTTGATCATAACCTGCTTGGCGTTCTGTCCACCGGCCAGAACATTCCGACCTACACGATCACCGCAGGTGGCACCACCAACACCACCTCTTGGCTGACCAAGGACGCCGACGAGATCCTTCAGGATGTCATGAACATGTATTCTCAGGTGTCCAAGACCACCAAGGGCATTGAGCGTCCGGACACTCTGGTCCTTCCAACCGATATCCACATTGCCCTCGGCATGAAGCGCGTTGGCGATACCGCCGATACCGTGCTGACCTTCATTCAGCGTAACGCTCCGTACCTGAAGAAGATCGAAGCCGCCGCCGAGCTCAACAGCGACAGCGTTGAGACCAACCCGTATGCAAGCCTGACTGCCAATCAGGGACAGGGCGTTGCTCTCCTGTACACCAACGACAGCAGAAAGCTCGCTCTGCACAATCCGATGGCGTTCCTCCAGTACCCGGTGCAGGTTCACAACCTTGAAACCATCGTTCCTTGCGAAGCCCGTACCGCTGGCGTCATCGTTCCTTATCCGATGTCCGCACTGATTGCAATCGGTGTGTAATCTGATAAGCAACTGAATCCTGTGGGGCTTCTCCAAATGGGGAAGCCCCCGCTTCTCTATATCCATCAAACAACAATAAAGAGTGAGGTAACAATTCATGATTATCAAGAACATTACCGGTGGCCGTGATATTTCTGCAAAAGTTGTTGGCATTGGACCTTACTGGCTCCAGCCCGACGAGGAAAAGACCATTCCTGATTCCATCGTCTACGTCGATGAGGTGGACGAAGAGAACCGCCCGACCGGCAAGAAGATCATTCTTCCCGCCATTCAGGCTCAGGTCAAAATGGGTATGATCAAAATCACCGAGACCAAGGGCGGCAAGAAGGCACCTGCCAAGATCGAGCCGAAGAAAGAGGCCCAGCCCGAAGAGCCTGTTGCTGAAGAGAACGAACCCGAAGAGCCCGCCGCAGAAGAGCGCAGAACCCGCCGGACCAGAAAGGCCGAGTAAAGGAGAAAAACAATGACCGCTTTCACCGAAGAGGAATACACCAAGTTAATACATATGGTAAAAATCGTCGGTGACGGTGAGTTCGACGCCATTGCCGATTCCGACGAAGAGATCCGGTTTTGGCTTGACTTTGTGCAACCGTTGGTTAGCAGAAAGCAGTTTGGCGACCTTTACTATCAAGCGCTTGTCCTTATGCTCTGCCACAAAATGAAGATGGCGGGGCTAGGCGATAACACTCTGGGCGACCTTGGCAAACTCAAGAATGCATATATGGCTTCAAGCGTATCCGACGGCGGATCTTCAATCAGCTTTGCGGCTACGGGCGCGGGCAACCTGCAAGCAGACGCGGAATACGCAATGACCATCTATGGTACGCAGTTCTTGCAACTGCGGAGGCTTTGCATTGTTCCTATCCACGTATCCGGAGAGGAGAATGTATATGCCCGGGTTTGATGCGATATACAAACAGACGGTTACATTGTTTAACCGAGTCCAAATGTTTGAACATGGGGATGAGGATCAATGCGTCTGGTTTCCTACCGTCCTGAAGGGCGTACATCTCATCGTGGATCAGTCTTCACGATGGGATACACAGGGCGGTGCCGCTTCCGACAACGTGCGTCTGCACGTGCGTTACGTAATTCGAGACGGACAGATCATGGTAGGCGACAAGCCGTATTACCCGCCGAAAGTGTGGAGACAGCTTGCGATGCCGGAAACGTGTTTGACTTTCAACTATGGAAGTCAGACAGACTTTGACTTTTTCGTGGAAGGCGAGTACGACGAATTCAATCTTCCTGTAGCTGATGAACAGTACGACAAGGGATTCTACAACTACATGAACAAGAAGTGCGATAACGTGTTCGCTATCACAAGCGTGTCAAAGTACAATCTGATTCCGCATTTTGAAATCATGGCGAGGTGAAGAGTTGTGGGATTTATTGCGCCTAGTTTCAAAGATATCACGATGAAGACCCAGACAATGGAGTGCAAGATCGGACTTGCCCGGTTTAACGGAAACTTCCGTAGGGCACAGATTTGGCTTGACAGGAAGCTTATGGAGAAGATGACTCCGTATGTTCCGTACAGGACCGGCGAGTTTCTGGGCAAAATACAGACGCGGAATGCCGGAAGATATGGCACCGGAGAGCTTGTAACAGCGGTTCCGCCTCAGGGAAGATATTTGTATCCCGGATACAGCCCGACGACGGGCAGACCGTTCCACTGGACGAATCCCCTTACTCAGCCGAGATGGGGCTCGTACACGTACCAGACCTACAAAGCCGAGTTTAACAAGGGAGTTCGGCACGTCATAGTGACAGGGAGATATCCAGATGGCGGATGATAAAGTTTACCCTCAGGACATAGAAGGATATGAAGATGTAACGACCGCGCTTATGGCCACTGTGAACGCGTATCCGGGCCTTCCTGAAGATGAAAAGTTCCGGTTTACAATGCTTGAGCCAGAAGAGGGACTGTCCATAGTTGCGTCTTCCGGATCGCTTATCATGGAAGACCACGAAAGCATTACCGGGCACGTCTGGCAGACTTGCTTGTATCCGTTCATGGTGATTTACCGAGTTTCCGGGCTGAATCAGAAACGCAAGATCCAAGTAAAAGAATGGATGGACACGTTTGCCAGATGGCTTACGCGTCAGCCCGTCAACATAAATGGTAGGACAGTAGTTCTCGAATATTGGCCAACTCTTACAGGGAGTAGGCTGATTCGAAACATAAGCCGTCAGACCCCCGCTTACCTCGGCGGTATCAATGAGGATAAGAGCGAGACATGGGTTATGAACCTTCAAATCCAGTATCGCAACGAATTCGACCGATAAAGGAGAAGATGCTTTATGGTAGAGAGAAAATTCTTAGCGCATTTTCTTTCCACGACATTTGATGTCAAATCCAATCAACAGACCTATGTCCGTATCGGTTCTTACCTTGAAAACTATCAGGAAGACCTCGGACCTCAGGTCGATGTCCGGCACAATATTCTTGGCGAGCAGTTCGCCGTCCATAACGGCTATCAGGTACAGAGCGCCGCAGAGCCTTTCTACATCGACACTACTGCCGACGGAAGAGACAAGGCCCTGTCCGACAAACTGATGGAGATTGCAAACAACCGCCTTACCGGTGACCAGTGCAAGACCTATCGTGTCGATGCCCTGTTTGAGCCGAAGACCGAGGTGGTGAACGGCGAGAACGTCACGACCATCACGAGCATTTGGGCGTATCGCGAGGAATGCCTTGTTGTTCCTCAGAGCATCGGCGGCGATACTTCCGGTGTGCAGATCCCGTTCCAAGTGCTTAACGTGGGCAACCGCAAGGAAGGTACCATGACTTGGACGATGGACGTCGGTGGCCAGTTCACCGAGAAGACATAATAGAAAATGCAGAACGATGAGGCCGATGTGAAAATGTCGGCCTCTGACTTTGCGTTATAAGGGAAAAATTAAAATGGAGGTAGCATAAATGGACGAAGTTAAAACCGACGTGGCGCAGGTGACTGAGCCCGAAGAAGTCCTTCATGTAGAAGAAGGCTACAAGCTTATTCCTATCATGAATGAGCTCAATGAGAAAGTCGGCGTGTTTCGGTTCAATCCGACGGACATCAATATCATCAACCGTTACAATGAGATGATGCCGAAATTCAGAGCCGCCGTCGCCCCGCTTACCAAGGCCGGGGTCGATGCAAATGGGGAGGGCGTTGACGATGAGTCCGTGGAGTTGCTTAACAAAGCGGAAGAAAAAGTTATTGAGTTCCTTGACTACATCACGCAGGGCGACTCAAGGGAAGCGTTCTTTAGCCGGACGCACGTCTTTACCCCGGTAAACGGTAATTTCTACTGTGAGAATGTGATCAACGCTGTAGGCCAGTACATAGCCAAGAAGTTTGAGAAAGAGATCGATGCGTCAAACTCCAAGGTTGCAAAGCACACTCACGGTTACAGGACTGGAAAGCATAGGAAGGGAGACAGATGACTTTCGGGCTTCCAAGGACGCTGGATGTAAACGGGAGAGACGAGCCGATACGATGGGAATATACGGCTGTACTCGACGCGATATCCGCATTGAACGACGCGGACTTGGATAACAACGAAAAGCTGTTTTCTTTCCTTTACATCATATACGAGAATTTTGAATACTTCACCCGGGATGACTATGAGCCAGCATTCAAGGCGGCTTGCGACTTCATCAATAACGGAGCTGAAGACGACCGAAAGACGAATATCAAAATGGTGGACTACGAGCAAGACTATAGGCTTATGATTCCGGCAATCAACAGAGTTGCCGGGAAAGAGATCCGGGATTGCGAGGATATCCACTGGTGGACGTTTCTCGGCTATTTTATGGAAATCGGCGAATGTACCTACGGAACGGTTCTTAACATTCGAAATAAGAAGGCGAAGGGTGAGAAGCTGGAAAAGTGGGAAAAGAAGTTCTACGACGAAAATAAAAAGTTGGTCGATATACGACCGAAACTGACGGAAGAGGAAAAAGAGGCCGAAGAGTGGCTTAACAACTTCCTGAGGTAGATGGAATTCGATTGGGGGTGATCGCTTATGGAAGACGTAATAAACGTTATAATAAACCTCGGTACTAAGGGCTTTCAGAAAGGCTCTCAGGAAATCAAAAGAGCGGTCAACTCTCTTGCAAGAAGCGCAAAGCAGATGGGCGCGGGGATGGAACGTGGCGCAAGAACCGCGATGGGTTCCATCAAACGTCTGATTCCTATGATCATCGGCGTGGGATCTGCATACGGTATAATCAGCAAAGCGGTAAGCGCGTTCATGTCACAAAACGAAGAGCTTGCTTCTAAAATGAATTCCATATGGACAGCACTCGGAAATTTACTTGCTCCGATAATCGAACAGATTATTCAGTGGGTAACTACAGCTGTTTCGTATTTCCTTGAATTCCTGAGGCTTCTCGGAATAACGAATAAAACCGCGTCCGAACTGTCCAAAAAAGCGAATAAGAACAATCAGGAACTTCAAAAGACCATCATGGGCTTTGATGAGCTGAATGTTCTAAGCGATAACTCACAGCAAGACAGAAGCAAAAACCTAGACGATGTTTCACCGTCTGAGTGGATGAAGAAACTTGCTGAATTGTTCAAAAACAAGATGTGGGATGATGCCGCAGACATGATCATCGCAAAGATGAACGACATCATCCAGAAAATACATGACAAGGCTTATGAGGTCGGGGCCAAGATCGGTGAGTACCTTCAAGGAATCATCCACGTCATAGCCAGAGTGCTTGACGAAGTAGACTGGAAGACTCTCGGCGGTGGCATTGCTCAGTTCTTGAACGGGCTATTAGCTGAAGTTGACGGAATAAACTTTGGTGAAGACCTTGGAAAGATCCTCGTGGCCAAGTTCACGATTGCCTTCAAGCTTATCACCGGTTTCCTTGAAGAGTTCGACTTTGCACGATTCGGAAACATTGTAAGCGAGGCCATAAAGAGCGGCTTCGATTCTATATCACGAGCTATAGATGAGGCAAACCCGCAGTTGATAGGTGAAAACCTTGCAAGCTTCTTCAATAACATTGACTGGGCTGGAATAGCGGATTCAATTGCAAATGCGCTGAAAAAGGCGTGGGACTTTGCTACAACGCTTCTCATATCTTTTCTGACAAATATCCAGTGGAGAAAGCTTGGCGAAGGAATTCGTCATTTCTTTGAAAAGCTGTGGGAAGACAAAGACGATATTGCCAGCACAATTTTTGAAATCCTTAGTGCGGCGTGGGATGCTGTTCTTGAACTTCTATGGGGACTCTTTTCCGAGAACGGTGAAGAGCCGCCAATAGTAGCGGCTCTCGAAAAAATAGGCGAGCTCATCGGTGCCGTTATTGAATACCTCGGGTCTGTTATAGAGTTGCTTGGATCGTTAGCCGATGTTATGGAACCTGTTGACGGCTTTATAAAAACGATAGCGGATACGCTTGGACAAATCCTGATGGGTGTTCTTGATGAAGTAATAGACAAATTCCACGATATGACCGATGTCTTGCATTTGTTCTCGCAAGTCCTCAGTGGAGAAATATCGTTCACAGAGTTCGTCAAGGGACTTTGGGATGTGGCAACCGGCGCAAACGATGTAAAGAGGGCTGTAAGTGAGTCGTCCGATGCGGCCATAAACGCAATAACGCAGTTCGCTGAATGGGGAGCAAATAGTGTAGCTATCATGGGCGACATAACAACCGCAGGTGCTCATATTTCTGATATGAAGCTTGCGGTTGACGAATACACCGAAAGCCTCGTCGGAAACATGCAAGGTCAAGAAAATGCATCTGCGGCAGTTCTTCATCTCCGTGCTGAAATGGATGAGTTGAAGACCAGATACGCCGACATGGTCCAGAATTGCCAGAATACGACCGAGGCACAACAGATAGCCGCACAGATGCAAGAAGAGCTATCCGGGATAACTTCTGAGTATGTCAACTTGCTTCTTGATCAGGGCTATAGTCTTGATGAGATCGCTGATGCACTTGGACGAAGCACGGAAGAGATTGCGGAACAGGCCGGTGTCCAGATAGAACTTGCCAACGCAACATCTGAAGCGGCTGGAGAAAGCAAGGTGTTGACAGATAGTGTCAACAACATGCGAGGGCCAGCTGGGCACGCAAAGGATTCTATGCAAGGGCTGAAGACCGAGACTGAGAAGACTGCCACGGTATTCGGCCAAAAAGCCGACAAAATGGAAGGCGATGCTGAAGACTTCGGAACTCATGTGACCAGAACTATTGAGGACACGTCCAAGGAAATGAGCGAGGAATGGACGGAAGGCCTCGAAGGTATGGAAGATGCGGCAGATGAGATTTCCTCTGCGATCAACGACCTGTTTGAAAGCAACTTTGGCATGATTGCAGATAATGCTTATTACTGGGGCTGGGATATGATACTTAACCTCAATAACGGCATTGTAGACGGCGTGAACAGCATGCTCGAACCGACAATGGAAGACATTGCGAACCTCATCAGGAGCTACATCGGATTCTCCGAGCCTGAAAAAGGCCCGCTGTCCAACTTCCATACATACGGCCCCGATATGATGAAATTGTTCGCCGAAGGCATTACCGGCACGAGCGGAAAAGTCATGAAGGCCGTAAATGCGGTTGCGGAAGGCGTGTCTGAAGCAATTAACGGCGGTGACTACACGGTAGGCGCGAATTTTGCGGCGATGAACGCAATCGGGGCGAATGTTCCGTTTGCAATGCCAGCGGTCGCCGGTGGCGGTATTCTCCCGTACAGCGTAAGCGGATCTGTGGCCGGTGGACAGCCGACACAGGGCGAGGAATTCATTCTGAGTGCTACGCAACAGCTTGTGACCGCAATACAAGACCTGCAAAGCTCTCTGGAAAACATGCAGTGGGTGGCGCAGTTTGGAAACGTCAGAGCGGTTGTACAGGAGATAACAAGAATACAGCGCAACATAGCGAAGTCTGAAGGGAAGTGATAGATTGTGGCGAACAGAAACCAAAATGCCTATTACTTCTACATTGACGGTTTGAATATTGCCAAGTACATCGAATCGTGGGCTTGGGAATACAACGATATAGACGCCCCGAAATCCGGACGTACATTGGATGCGGTTATGCATAGGGGTAGGCTCACGGACAAGAGAAAGATCAACGTTTCGCTTGTTCCGGTCACAGCGACAGAGCTTGCACCTATCATAGCCGGTCTGAGAACACAGTACGTCACGATCAGGACAAATATGCTTCCGGAAGGTCCTGTGTCCTATGCGGCATACAACAGTGCCAGAAGCGGCGGTATTTCCGTTATAGGCACGGACGGAATCATTCGGCATAAAGATGTTAAGTTCAACATTATCGAAAGGTAGGGTGGCAGAATGCAAGCGACAGATGCCAACTACAAAGAGCTATTCGATAGTGGAGATTACATCGCAGAAGCGAAGGTCGTAATAGACGGAATAACATACCAGCAAGACAAGCTGTACAACATGTCCGTTCACCGGAAGATGTTCAAAGAGAACAAGCCGATGATCGGATGTGCGGTATCCGGCGAAATCGAACTGTCTGTAGATGATCCCGGACGGGTGTTTTCCAGACAGGCGAAAATTGTCCCGTATTATCGTCTGAAGAACAAGACGAAGGTGTCCGGATGGATTCAGAAAGGCACCTACTACATCGACACCCGTGACATAGACGAAGAGACAGGTCGGATAGATATTCACGGCTACGATGCCCTACGGCTCGCAGAAAGGGCGTATCCGTCGTCCACTCTTACATGGAGTGCTACAAGTCCGACAGCTTTTGATGTCATGAAGGAAATCATGACGTTCCTGACAGGCGCAACGGACGTAAACAGCAGAACGTCAAATTACATTGAGCAAGAGACGATAGACAAGATCAATTCCACACGGCATATTATCGGATTTCCGGCACAGTACACGATGAGAGAGGTGCTTGAAAGCATTGCCGCAATCTACGGCGGCAATTTCATCATGTCTGACAACGGAAAGCTCAAGCTCGTAAGCTTTGTTGGAGCTTATGAAGAGACGTTTTACCTTATTACAGAAACCGGAAGGAGAATCACTTTCGGCGGCACGAGAATATTGCTTAGAGGCTGAGGGGAGATGTGATGAATATTGGCGGGTAGCGTAACAATGGAATACGGTGCTTCCGAATTCAGCACCTCTCCGAAACTCGACGGCTTTGATATGGTTATCCTCAATCTCGACGAGAACAATTACATCTCAAGTCCGAGCGCGAGGATCGCAGAAATAACAGAAGCTTCCGACATGGTAGACACGGCAAAGAGCTATCCGTACATCGGAAGCGAGCGCGGCTATACAGCGAAGAAATGGTATTCCTACGTCGATGATCAAGACGAAGAAGGGAACGCCATTCAGGTATGGAAGCCAACCTCAAACTATACGCCTTGGGTAGACCGGCGTGTAGGAAAATACATTTT